TAGCCGTAGCGGTAACGTCAGATTGGATAATTCCATTAACAGTTACTCCTCGCGCATCTGTTGAGCCAGTTATGTTCTTACCAATAGTAAGTGTGGTTGCGCCCTGTATACCTAGACCCCCGATACCCAAAGCACCAGCAAGATAGTTGTTGGCAGTACCTGCCATATACAGATTCCACACACCTGTAGCAGCCGCTAACTGACCATAAAATCCGTAGTTATTTGTCGCACCTGTAAGGGTATTGAATACATAGAAGCCGTACTGGTTGGTGACAGAGCTTCCTGCACCGAAGGTTCCTTGTGATGCGTAGAAATGCGTCAAATTGGTTAGCGTAAATGAGGCTGCTTGTGTTTGAGCATAAGCGCGGTAGTAATAAGCACCAGCAGTCACATCCGATTGGACTGTACCGCCATTGAAAATGCCATAAGCATTAGTAGCACCTGTCATATTTTTCTGGACAGTTAATGTTGTCGCGGTGGCAGGAGTACTCCCGATACCTAACGCGCCAGCAAGATAGTTCGCTGCCGTGCCACCCAGGTATAAGTTCCAGTTATTGCGAACAACTGTCGCAGTACCAGTACCCGAAGCAACNCCTACGGTGGCATTGAGAACGGTAAATTGAGTTGAAGAAGCAGAGTTAATCGTGACCGAAGTGAGGTTAAGAGAGGAACCTGACGAGATACCTAGATTAGTAATCGAGACAACAAGTCCAGGGGCAAAGTCATTGGAAGCGGTATAGGTGACGGTAGTTCCATCACCAGTTGCGGCTGTGACGGTTGCGGTGGCTGAAGTGTTTAATCCGCCTTGGTAGGCGTAGTTATTTGTTCCTTGCGCTATGGAGCTGTCTACTGAGAACGCATAATGATTTAGGATAGACGAACCAGTCGCAAGCGTTGTTCCCTGAGCAAGAAATTGTATAACAGCATTGAACGCCACACCACCAACAGTTTGTAGAGAAGACCCTATTCCAACCGCTTGCGTTGTCACCCCTGATTGAATAACAGAACGCATATAGATTCCCTGTGCTGTGGTTGCGCCAGTAATCGGGATACCAAACCTCAAACCAATTGTTGTAGAAAGAGAAGGAAGCCCGATATTTCCATCAGAGTTAATCTGCAACCGAGAAGTAGAGTTAGTTGACAGTGCAATAGTATTGGCTGCTGGAAGGTATAGACCGTTGGTTGGTACGGTGGCAGAAGTAGGGATAAAAGAAAGGGCAGTTACCGAACCTGCGTTAGAGATCGTGTCACCAATAAGATTGTAAGTTCCTGCCGGAACAGTTGCAGTACCAGAAGCAACGGCAACAGGGGATAAAATTGTAGTTCCTGAAGTCGCGCCTGTGAGGGTAAGACTGGAAGCAGAGGATACAGAGCCAGTAATACCTTGAGGACCTTGTGCGCCTTGTGAGCCAACAGGACCTTGCGTTCCTTGAGAGCCAACTGCGCCTTGAGGACCTTGAACGCCTTGAGAGCCAACTGCGCCCTGAGGACCTTGAACGCCTTGAGAACCAGTGGCACCTTGAGTACCTTGAATGCCTTGTGGTCCTTGTAGACCTTGAATCCCTTGTAGCCCTTGATATCCGATAGCGTTAAGTTCTACCCATTGATAAGTGTTTCCGTCAAAAGTATATGTATATGAGGTTCCGTCAGACGAGTCTACCCACCTGTCCCCTACGGCAGGGGTTAGCGGGGGAGTAGTTGAATAGGTGTAGAACGTGCCCCAACCTTGTAGGCCTTGTAACCCTTGAATACCTTGTACGCCTTGGGCGCCAGTATTACCTGTTGTACCTTGTGTACCTTGAGTACCTTGAATGCCTTGTGGTCCTTGATAGGCAATAGTTACAGTGTCTAGACTGGAATCAATTACGCTGATAACCTCTTGAACTGTAGAGGTACATGTTGAGCAATCACATCCTGTAGGATGAGAAGAATAAATGATAGGCATTAGAATGGTCCCAACGGATTACTAACCTGTGCGTGAGTAAATACTTTTCCGTATAGATATGTTTTTACAGTTCCATTTGGTGCAGTTAGCTGCAAATCGTAATAAGAAACATTTGGGAAGCTAGTTGTAGCTGAACCTGCAAGACTGATTGTAAGTAAGTCCACTGCCCCACCTGTTGTAGAGGCTGACTTGGTGAATGTAAATGTACCAATAATTACAGGCCCAACCATGCTTCCAGGAACAGAAGGGTATAGGCGAATTTGAGCTAGAGGAGTGTAGCCTGAAATATCGAAAGAGAATTGAACAAGCTCTGTAAAATCATCTCCAGCATAGAGGGTAAGGTCTTTAACTTGAGCTGTTGTTGCGGGGGTTACATCGCCGTATGTAGGCATAGAAAGTAGTACGCGTTGTGGAATAGACCCGTCATCCACTTCTTGTGGGCGGTAGATAGGTACATAGCGATTTGTAAGGCGACTTATACGTCGTAGAGTAAATGTCTCAATACGATGTAAACCAATGTTTAACAATACACATAGTTCACGGTATTGTTCTTTACGCTGTTGAATGATCTCTGAAAGTTGACGATAACGCTCTGAGCGTGGGATGCTTACCCCATCAGGAGAAATAATATCAATATCAAATGATGCATCGGTAGCTAGAGCATATAGGGCTAAAGTAGATGCAAGTATGACCACTGGGTACTCTTCAACTACTGGGAGGGTACTAAGAGTTACTAGGCTTCCATTACTGTCAGTAGAGGTTCTGCCATGTTCTGCGAAGGCTGTGTTGATGTAGTAGCAGATCTCTGAGTCTGTAAAGTAGCGGTAAGCAGTCCCTACTACTGTGATAGTTGAGTTATTATCTGGGGCAGAAGCTAAGGTAATAACTCCAACCCCTTCTTCTACTACAGTAGTGTTTGAGACATTTGTTGTTAAGGCCGCTACTGTGGCCACTGCCGAAGCTGATGATACTGGGGTTCCTGTAGCCGCATTTGTAACAGTAAAGTTAGAATTTGACCTAGTTGCAATAGTTACATTTGTAAGGTTAAATGCATTTGTAGACAGGTTTGTAATGGACACTGTCTGACCTGCAGTAAAGCTATTAGCCGCTGTGTAGGTAACAGTACCTCCTGAAGCAGAAGCTGCAGTTACTACTGCAGTAAGAGCTGGTCTTGTTACTTTGATGCTTAAAGTAGCTCCTTGTACAGGTGCTTGGTTAAGCTGGTAGCGTGTGGTTATCCCATCCCCAGTAAACGTGTCGACAAAGGAACGAGCGGTATCGCCAAGTTCGGCACGTAGTATGTTAGACAGAGATGCTAATGTGGCCACAGATCCTCCATAAAGGCTATGTGCTAATTATCTAATAAAACCCCTGATTAGTCAGGTTAAAAAAGGCTCAACTCCTACAGGAGGGCGGTTGTAGGAGTTGAGCGGACTATAGAGGAAATTAAATCCTCTTACAAACGACTAGACAAGTAACCTTTTTCTTCAAGGTGGATAGAAAGTGCTTTTGAAACTTTGTACTTCTTTCCAGCTTTAAATGAATAGAAATTACCTGCGCCAAAGACCATCTGATCGATATCTTCCGCGATGCGTACTACGACCGAGTCATCGGCTAGCGATACGCCCACACTTTCAACTTCGTCAATAATAGTTGGGGCTGCTGGGTTTGTTGTCACATCAGTGACTTCAACCTCATCTTTGTACTCTTGTGTACGAGTAGCCATTGAAATTTCATTGGCACGAGCAGCTTGCTGCTCAGCCACTGCCTTGATTTGTTCTTCACGTTGACGTCCTGTAACGTCAGATACTTTTGCTTTTGACACGATTATTATTCTCCTTGTAGGTTAGTTGGAATGGGGGGAGACAGGGCTACTGCCTCCCCCCAGTTAAATTAATTCGTTTCCGTAATTACCACACTTTGGTCCGTTATGAGACCGAGGCCGTAGATTGCATACCAAGCAAGTGCATGCTCACGACCGAAGTCAAGAATACCGCCATCGCGGAGTTCGACTGGAAGTGAGATTGCGTGGCCGAATGCGTTATCTCCAATGAAGATAGCTGAGTAGCGGTCAGCTGAACCGTTACCGGTCTTTGTTACTGGAGTTGTGTAACCTCCACCAGTTGGGTAAACAATAGAAGCTGGATCAACAGCTGTATCTGTGGTGTAGTTAGTACCTGCACCGTTTGTTACCTTGTTGATCTGAGTTGTCTCAATGAAGACTGTGTCGTACAAACGACCGATTTCACCGAGCATGAAGTTACCTGGAGCTGCGTACTTGGTGACTTCAATGAACTCTGAGTTATCGCGAAGGCGACGGCTCTGGTGAGGGTGGACGAATGCAACATAGGTCTCACCAAGGCGAGGAATGTTACGTGTTGCAAGTGTCTCAACTGCGTCCTTAACAGTACGTGTTGAGAGGAAGTAGTTACCTGTCATAGAAGCACGTGATGTACCGTTTGAGCCGTATGCGTAAAGGTTGTTACCCGCTGCATTTGAAGCTGTTGAGTATAGACCTGAACGATCTTCACCGTAGATAACAGATGAAGCAGCCATGAGGGTGTCACGAGCCTGGCCATCAAGGTAGAGAGCCATGTTGCGGCCAAGAAGACGTGAAGCAGAAGCCATTACGTCATCGAAGGAAGCATTAAGTAGAAGTTCAGATACTGCGATTGCGTATCCATGTTCTGCAACAGTGATTGAGAACTGTTGAGCTGTCAATGCGTTTGTTGACATACGGACGCCTTCAACAAGAGCTGAAGCGTTTCCGAGGTTGTTATAACGCATGAAGTTGATCTGGAGACCAGGAGCTACGCCAAGTTCTGTCTTCTTAACTGCGAATTGTTCAAAACGCAAGATAGGCATTGACTGGAATAGAATTTCCTTAGACCAGATGGTCTGAATTGCTTGTGTAAGCTGGCTGTTAGCGCCAGAATACGCTGTTGGGGCAGCGGCTAAATTGCCGGTACCTGTTACGGATGATGCCATGTCGGTGTTACTCCTTGTTCATATATGTTAGGGGGTAGTTGCTATTTAGTTTTTAACCAAAGATTCCTTTGTCCGACCCACGTCCCATTCCGAGACGATCGCGAACTTTTGCGTATTCAGTAACCGACATTGCGGCAATTTGCTCCGCTGTAAACTGTTGTTGATCCGAATTGTTTTCCATGGTTGGGGGCAAAGTAGGTTTTGTTCCGACCATCTCACGACGGGCTGAACTTAAAGCGCTCTGTGCCGAATCTAGAATCTTAGAGGATCGATCTCTAAGTCCAGTAATACTGTTTTCAATCTCTTCAGGAGTATTTCCTGAGATTAGATCTACAAGCTCAGGGATAATATTATCCTGTTCTTCCTGTACGCGACGATTGCGATACTCTGTAATAGCAGCGTATTGACGTTCACGTTCTACTAACGCGAGATTGCGTGCGTTTTCGTTACGAATCTCTTCTAGCTGTGATTGCCACTCTTTCTCTTTGAGATCAAGTAGTTCACGTGTGCTCATCTCTGCTTCAGCCTTTTTACGAGCTTCTTCTTCCGCTTCTTTGCGTAGACGCTCTGCTTCTGCTAGACGCTCTTCACGATCTTTCGCTAGAGTTGATACTTCTCCTTTAAGAGATTCAATCGTGTCATAGAGCTTATTTTTTTCTTGCTCACGTACGCGCTTGATATCATCTTCAGTGTATGTCTTTTGTTCTACGAACTGAGAGGCCACTGTATTGCTTGCTGTAGGGGCGGGGGTTCCTTGAGCTTCCATGCTGAAAGCTGCCTGAGCCACTGCATCCGTTACAACTGGAGATGCTTGTTCTGACATAGTTGTTCCTTTAGGTTAAGAGGTCGTTGTCCGATTTAGTGCCACGATGACCTGCGGGTTTGTTTGGTATATAGCATGACAAACATTTAGTCTGTAGTCATGCTAAAAGCTAGTTTGTTTGTCCTTTGAAGTCGTCCATTGCTCCACCGTCTTTATCGGCCGCACGCCATTGCGGCATCTTAGTGCCGTAGGCTTCCGTGACCAACTCTGACTGCATTTGAGCAAGAGTCTGTTCTTCAAATGGGGTGATAACTCCAGGTTGTCCAAGAGGTCCTGGACCTGTTCCATCACCAGGCTGTGCTCCAGGAGGCGTAGTACCGTCTGGCATCATTCCGGTTAAAGAAGTAATAGCTGAGTTAATCTGTTGCTTGATAAGGTTGATAGCTCCATCAGCCTTAGCATCCTTGATAAGCTCTGCACGAATTTCTTCGAGCTTCTCTGCTGGGAACTCTTCGCCAAGCTGACGTAGTGCTCCTTCACGGCTTTCAAGATTCATATTCATCTTCTGCTGGATTTCATTGAGAACAATGAGTTTATCTAGTGGAAGAGGCTGTGGGAAGTGAACAATGGTCTCATAGGTTAGAGGGTTGTTCAAATCTAGTTGTGTGAGCTGGTTTTCCTTAATAGGCCCATTAAATACCGGGTTGTAGGTAAACATCTCAGGTTCTTTAAAGGCCAAGGTACGTAGAACAAGTTCATTGATACGACGTAGTCCCTCACCATATTGTACTAGCTTTTGCTGGTAACGATTCATCAGAGGCTGGTACTGGATAGAAAGAGCAACACCGGAGGTATTAGAGATAGGCTGTACTTGACCAAGTGCTGTCTCTGGCACACCGATCATCTCATGCATGCCCGTCTTAAGCATTTTAAGGTACTCCAGAGCCCCCATGAGGCCTTGTCCGCCACCTTCTAGGTTAAATACTTGTGCGTCCTTTGGAAGGCCTCCCCAGACCTTTTTAGGGCCCTTTTCAAGGGATGATGCTTTAGCTCCTGTGATAACTGTAACAGGGGCCGCATGGTAGTTGACAATGTCTGCAATGTCTGTAGCTGTTTCGTTATAGGCGCGGTTTAGCGTAATAACGTCATGGCAATCAGAAAGCCCCCAAGGAGAACCCGAAACGAGGACGTTGGGTATGTGAATAATAGGCACAACCCCGATAGGATTAGGGCGGGAGTCAATGAGTTCATCATTAATGTATTCCTCAATTCGATCATCGGTAAGGATTTCAGTGTAGGTATAGACCTGACGTGTACCCTCTACAGATGTGCCCCAGAAACGATACTTAAGCTTGAAACGAATTAAACGTGAACGATCATGTGGGTGGAACTCTGGAAAACAAAAAGAAGCGTTTAGAGGTAGGATGCGAACACGTCCTGGATGCCTTCCTCCTACGGAGTCTTCATAACCCTCTTCATAAGCTACCTTGACGAATACGTCGCCTGATACTCCGCCTTGCTGACCCATCTCCCAAAGTACGCCGTGCTTGTTATTGTCGATCTCCCAAACACGCTTTAGGATATCTGGGACGATAGCTTCTGTTGCAAGTGGGCTACGGAAAGATACTCCGCGTCCAAACGTAAAGTTAATAATAAAATCTGTAAATGCGCGATAGTAGTTATATACCATCTGCGATTCGCCCATCTCACGGCGATATGACCAGTGATGTCCTAGATACATTGCCCAGTTAAGTGAGTAACGGTTTAGACGTGGGCCATGAACTTCGAACTCTTCATCCGCTAGTTCAACAAGGCCTAGTGGAGAAATCGAGATTGTTAAGTCACTCGACGCCGCTCTATACGACGGAGGACTAAAATCAATACCACCACTCATCTATTAATTCCAATCATAATTGCCCTCATTTTTTAATATACAAAGTATTTGTATCTTTAGCTTTTTTCTTAAGTCTTGCTTCTTTAGCAGCTTCACGCTTTTTAGCTTCTGCTTTAAAATCTCGCTTCTTAGGATCTACTTTTTTTATAGAATCTGTATATCCCTCACCAGCAGCCGCATACTGTTGGCTTATTAATTTATTTGCTTGAGGAGTTGTTCCTTTTCCTCTACGCTTAGGATACTTAGCTTTAGCTGCATCCTTAATAGCTTCAAGAAGCTTTGGGTTAGTTGGAACTGTTGGCATTAGTCTCCCTCATGTAATCCCCGGCCTTGCGACCGGGGACAACATTAGTATACCTTAATTAATCCTGAACCGATGCAGGATTCATGCGTCCGTAACGTCCGCCGCTACGAACTTCTTCTTCAATGACAACAGTAGAGTGGTCACCAAAGTTACCTTGAGCAAACTCGCCAAGGTATGTTGGGGCTTCGACCCAAGCAGCTGAACCGACGTGGGCACGCTCCTTCATGGTCTCTTCAGGGTACTTTTCCATAACGTTCATGTTGTGGTTAGGACGACCAGCTGGTGTGTCATAACCTTGATCCAAGCCAAGTTGGAAGTCATTAGGAACGTCTGTGTCTGTTGCAACGCCTTCTTCGAAACGAAGTGGTCCACGAAGACCAGGTGCTGCAGGGCTGAACTTGCGTTCATAGCTTGTGCCTACGCGCTCAGGGAATTGAGGGGTAGGTGCAATATTTTCCATTGCCATTTTTTATTCTCCTATAGGGTTGGGATTGAGGTCCTCAGGGTTAATTCTCGCTTGTACTGAGGGTTTTGTCATACTAAATTAAAAGAAAGGACTGGCGCTTACTTCGATAGTAGGCATAACCATTTCTTGGGTTAGAGAGCAAGCTAGGGCCAATGAGTCCACAAAATCGTCGTGGGCATGGGCTTCGTCTGGAGCAGCTACCAAGAAGTTAGGACCCTTGTATTGGACCTCAGCATCAGTCATTTGTTGGTAAAACTTCTTCCAAATACGTAATCTGCGGGTCTTAGCGTGAGCAGGCCATGAAACCATTTGACGTTGAATAAGAGCCTGCATATGCTTCCAACGTCTAGATTGCTCTGTAGGGCTAGAGGTAACAGACATGACATCTGCTCTAGGCATAAGAATCTTCAAACGTTGAGCTACAGCATCTCCCACACCATTGGCGTCTACCCCAATAGCTAGAACATCGTAGTTAGATAGGAACTGTTGGATCTGGAAGTATTGCTCTTCCCAGTCATCCCCTTGAATCTCTAACCAGTTTAAAACTCTATGGTCATAGTAACCGTATTCATCAGGCCTATCCCAATCTACCCAAACCACCGTGACAACCGTCGAGTCCATCTTACGGGCAGGGTCAACACCCACGACAACCGGTGACTTAAAGTAGCTCTTAACGATTTCTTGAGATGTATCTCCAAGGTCATCCATGATTGAGGATGTGACGAACATTCCTCTTTCCAACAACCATTTACAGTTGTAAGAAAGCTGAAATTCATCTGAGTCTTCTCCAATACGTAGCATCTCTTTTTTAATGAACTTTTCATAGTTAGCTTGTACTTTAGCAACATCTTTCCAGTCCCACTGAAAATGGTTCTGCTTAGCTCTTGCTCCGTTTTGTCTGCGCTTGTTTAATTGAATGGATCGATAGAACCCATTCTTATGAGTTGTAGGTGTGCCGGTTTTTACGATAGTCGCGTTGTAGTACGCACCCATAGGCGCAATAGATTTAGATACTACGAAGTCATCGGCTTCTTGACACTCATCAATGATAATTAAGTGGAACGATTTAGATTCAATCTTAGCTCTTGGGTTAGCTGTCATCATCATCAGGGTAGATCCTGATTTCTTAAGCTTAAGGTTTCTTACAACACCGGGTGTCTTAGTAGGTACGTCGTCAATTTCAGGGTCCCCAAAGATCTCCATAGCACGTTCTGAGGTTAAACGGGATACTGTACGACCATATAGAGTTTCAACCTGGTTTTGAACTGGTGCGAACATGCCCACCCAGATTCCATCACCAAACTTGCCTAATAGATCCGGGTAAATAACTGCTAGGCGAGGAAGAATTACCATAAGAGTTGCTACAGTATTAGCAATAGTTTCTGACTTGCCGGACTGACGTGAGGCAAGCGCCGTCACTTCTTCACCATCATTAATAATTACAGACTCAATAACGCGTCTAGCCAAAGGCTTTTGATAGTTGTGCAGTTCGTGCCCTACCAACATTTCCATAAACTGCATGATTTTATCTACAAGGGCGCGTACAAATTCTTTAGAGAGCTCATCCAGCTCTTCTACGGGCTCAGGTGGAAGATCTGATTCTTCTTCAAGCCCATATTGCTCGTCATACTCTGAATCGAACTCTTCGTCCAAATCACTCATAAAGAGGTTCTTTCACTCAATGTTTCTAGGATAGCGTGCAGAGATTCTGCGCCCAGTCTTGCTTCTTCTAGTGTAGCCTTATTTTGGCCTTTTTGCCACGCAGAAAGGTTTCTACCTACAGAATACATGATTTGATCTGTCCAAGCCAAAAGCTCTGCGGTAGGCAGTGACTTAACTCTACGCTGTACTCGTGTAAGTTCTCTTGTTTGCCTACTCTTAAATATCTTCATCTTCTGCTCCGTATCTTACTGTGTCCCAATCAAATAGGCTTTCTTCTATTCCTCTGCCATTTATTGCCCTAGTAAGAGCAACACTCTCGCTATATTGATTTTTATACATTCCTACAACTATTGCAAACCTAGTTAGTGGGAGTCTTATTGCCCAACCCTTGCCTCCAAAGTAAGGTTCTTCAATTTGCTGCGTTTCTGCTCTATCAAATATTACCTTAGGTTTTACTGGATAAACTAGAGTATGCCAATAAAATTTGCCTATATCATGCGTCTGTGCCATCTACCATACCTTCACACATATGATCCATCGTTTTATGCTCATACATTATCTCATTACAGAACTTACATTTAAATGCTCTAGGCTCTTTATAGTTATTCTGTGCTGTTGCGCCAGGAGTAGTCTCATCAGCGGGAATATAATCATCAACTACCTCTGGGCGCTGAAATAATTCTGGTGGGAACGGCCCTTTAGCGTGACCTGCTGTTTTAGGTACTGGATGACCTTGTTTGGTAATAATACGCTGAATTCTCATTATTTTGCCTCTCCAAGCTAAGAAACTAGTATCTCATACTTCTGGGTTGCTTGACCCCTGTATTTACTGGTACTATATTGTATAGGGGG